TGACTGTTTTTACCTGCTAACATTCTCATAATCTTAACTCGGTAGATGCCTGTTTGTTTTTCAGCATCTCTAGTTCCCAAACAGATAAACTCTTTACCTGAAATATGGTTACACAGGATGTGGTCTGCTTGTTCTTTTTGCACGTTAGTTTTCTTAGGCACGTAACGTAAATTGGATAATTTGTTTATTTGTTTGTGGTTTTTAATATGGTCAATATCCATATTTTCAGGTCTTTCTCCTACAAAAGCTCTCATTACCAACGAATGCACTGTAAACATTTTACCTTTGCCATAGGCATCGTAAAGATAAACTGCAAGGTAATTGTCTTCACCTCTACCGTTATTTTTTTTCAGAACTTTAGGTTTTAGAATTCTTCCTTTAATGTTTTGTTTGTAGGATTTAACTTCACCATTACTAGAAACGTAATAGTCTTCATAATCTGGAATGACTTTCCATTGGTCGTTTTTCATATACTTTAATTTTATATTCCTCTTATATATCTTTTGTATTCCGAGATTTGTCTATTGTTTCAAGGTGGAACAAAAAAAACCCTGAGTTAGAAAACCCAGGGTTTAGAATAAAGATATATGAAACAGTCCAATAATAGACTTTTTATATATCCAAAAAAAGAACCCAGACTAGGCGAAGTCTGGGCTCTTTAAAAAAGAATATATGAATTGGAAAGTATAACTGTTATATGTATCTTGCAATTAATGGTTTCAAAAAAAAGTCCTGAATTTCTCCAGGACTAAAACAATAATAACAATCCTATGTCGAACTAGTCTGGCTGGCAGACTCTTTCTTTTTTATATATTCAACAAGCTTCTTAAGGTTTCGTTCTGTTTGATTGTAACCTGTACTTAACTTGACTGATTTACTATTTTTAGGTTTACGCATAATTAATTACCATAGAGCCACCAGGGAAAGTCAGAAGGACAAGCAAGTCCTGCAGAACCACCTGGGTATTGGCTAAACACATTGTTATAACCGTACTGACCATTTTGCATTCCAGTCTGCCATACTTTCTTCTGCCATGCATAACCTCTTCCATCTGGAGTAGTAACACTAGATTGGAACGGAGTACCAAAAGAAGCAACTACTTCCGGCCTGGCTAGACTCTGGGACCAAAGCGGATACAAATTATTATAATTCCACAGATAACGTTGCATTAACCAACTGTATTGTTGAGCAACTTGTTTAACTTGAGATTGTAAAAATCTTACCTCTTCTAATCCCACTGATTCAGATTGTTCAGAAGTAGGAACCATAATTGATTTGTTGTAGATCTTATAGGTTAAAAATGGCATTGCCATGTAAGCTGCCCAGTTTAAAACTACATTACCTAGATATTCATCCAACAAAAAAGCATTATCTGCAGTCACTGTATTGGTGCGTACCTGCAATTTAATTTCGTTTAATAATGCCGACCCCAGGTACTCCACCGCATATGTGTTTTGCGCGTTAAACACAAACGGTACTAATACATCCGGACTTGTGTTGAAGGATATGCTAGTAAAGTTTTTAAGTTTGGCTTCACTCACCAATAAAATTTCATTCTGGGCCATTTTTTAAATTTTTATTTAAGCCATTTCTTCAACGACTTGTGTGTCTGTTCCACCGTCTTTTACATCTCCACCAATCACTTCTGGGAATAGTTTAATCGGTTCAACATAAAGATCTCCAATTCCACCAAACAATTTAAATAATTTGTTCAAAGGTTTAAGTAAAGCTTTAGTGTCTGGAATTATCACCTGCTGAGTAAATAATTGGTACGAATCCATTATCTGGTCCCTTCCTCCTATTTGTACTCCAGAAGAACTTTCAAATACTCCTAGCATTTTTGGATTTACAATACGATGTCCTGACATAATAGTTGTGATTAGTCTTTCTTGTAATGCAAGATAGTAATCATCATTAGCAGCTGTGATAGGTGTAATAGTAGTTTTTTCTTCTGTACCATTTGCCCAACTAAGGAGGAACTTTCCTGCCGATTCAGATCCACTGAAGGAACTCGCTATCTCGGAATATATTTGTTGGCGTCCTTCAGGACCTGGATCACCCACCATTTCAATCCAAAGACTTGGTGCAAGACCATTTTTTAGATTACTTAAATGGAAAGTATCGATCTCTACGTCACTGGAAATCGCCGTAAGACTACCTGAATATGATGGCGTACCATAATAAGAATTGCCGGGATAATAATCCCAGTAATAAAGAATTTGTGAAGGATATTCTTCAGCGTCTTTAGGACTGAAAGATTTATAAGCTCTAGGTTTGTATTCTGCTTTTTTATATCTTGACCAATCTGAACTCACATAATACCATTCTACCCGATCAGTGACAGGATCAACATAACCAGATCTAATTTTAGAAACATCAATATGATAAATGGCTGCTATATTTTCTCCTAAGCGATCCCAAACAATCTGTAAAGAAAATGCTCCGTATATTTCGTAATCAAGTACAACTTTTTCAAACACTTCATTCCAACTTTCATCCGGATTAATTTGTTCTAATTTAACTTCTTCATTGGGATCTACAGTTTTTAATCCGTTACCGGTAACTGCAATTGCTTTAGAAATTAAACATGTTCTATTGAATGCAGATTTCTGAAACAGTTCTTTAATAAAATCTGGATAGAGATTATCATAACCATACCAACAAAATGGAGTATTAGAATTACGAATTTCTTGACGCGTAGGAACACTAGGATCTTGAATCTTATCCGCTTTAATATTGAAAACCTTTTTATTTTGATCTGACATAATTTTTGTTTTATACTGTATGTATTATAGTGAAGAAATATAGGAATTACCTCTTACTATCGCTGCATCTATTTCTGCAAATTGGTCAGCAGAAAATTCTGACAGATCTAGATAAGATCCGCTTTTTACAATTTGTAAATGGTCTACGTTTCTTTTAACTGTGTCTCGCTTTTCTGCAATAGCATCCACAGAAGTATCTGCTAATGCCTCATCGATTGCATGTACTGAATCGAAGGTAATATCTATATTAGATCTTTTAAGAATGTCCATGTGGTGTTATTTTATTATAATGCTGTGAAAGATAATTTTTGCCAAGCTGTATTGTTATAGTAAGCAATCACATTATCATCTGTCGAGTACATCATCATACCAGCAACTGGTGATCCAATCGCTTTAATGTTTGCTGTTGTATCTTTATCAAGAATAAATGGATTGAAAATTTGGGCTGATACTGCTCCATCGAACTTAAGTCTTAAATTACCTTGTCCGTCTGCAATGTAGATCTGGTTACTACCAGTAGCACTAAATGTGGTAGGATTAGAAAATTCATCCACCTCGTTACCGATAATGACGTTAAAGCTACCTGTAGTAATACCTCCAGTTGCAGAAGAGTAGTTACCTAATTGAATGTTACCAGAACCGTTAGTGATATTATCTCCTGCTCCATAACCTACACCGATGTTATTAGCACCAGTAGTGTTAGTAGTTAAAGCTAAATAACCTAAAGCAGTATTGTTGTTACCTCCAGTTAAATTTCTTAAAGCTCGATAACCAACTGCTGTAAATCCAGAACCGATAGTTCCCACGTTAGCAGAAACTGCCTGATAACCAATAGCAATACCACCTACAATATTGTTCTGGGCAGAGGTTGCACTTAATGCTTGATAACCAATAGCTACTGAACCAGTTCCTCCTAATCTTGCTGCTGCTTGGAAACCGATACCTACTGTGTGTTCAACTAAAGAACTTTGTGACATTACTGAAGTACCGATTCCTACGTTAGAACCTCCCGTGGTGTTTACCGATAAAGTACTAGCTCCAATAGCAAAGTTAGCAGATCCAATTGTGTTAGCTAATAATGCTCCGTTACCGATAGCAACGTTACCACCTCCAGTGGTATTTGCATAAGCTGCTGATGCACCAATAGCTATATTACCACCTCCAAAAGTATTTTGACCTAAAGCTCTAAAACCAATGGCTGTATTATTAGGACCTGTTGTGTTTAAATTTAATGCTTCATAACCTACAGCTACTATATTATTTGATTGGTTAGCACGTCCTGCACCTCTTCCAAGTAAAACTGCATTACTAAAGTTACTTAATGCTCCAGCTTCAAAACCTACTAAAGTATTATCTGTTCCTGAAGAAAGTCCAGATCCTGGATTTACACCAAGGCAAGTATTTCTAGACGCTGTGGTTGCTACATACATAGCACCTACTCCTATTAAAGTATTAGAGTTTCCTGTTGTAATTGCAGTACCACATACGTTACCAAATGCAACGTTATCACCTCCACTTAAAGAACCAGAGGTCATATTATCATAACCAGCTCTTAAACCTCTACCTGATCCATTAGGTTTACCAAAAGCAACTCCTGCTGTTCCTACAGTTAAAGTATTAGTAGTCACATTATAAGTTAAAGTAGATTGCCCACTTACAACACCTGATGTTCCACTACCTGTAATTACATAACCGGAAACGTTGTTATCAATAGTTGCACTAACACCTGAAGAACCAGAGCTACCTGATGAGCCGGATTGACCGGAGCTACCTGATGAGCCGTTCACTCCACTACTACCTGAGCTTCCTGAAGTTCCTGAAGGTTGTGATGCAATGATTAGGAGAATATTCTCACCGCCAGTAAAACTAAAAGTACTTGATACAAATGTCGCTGGGAATGTCCAATATGAATTTGGTGCCGCTTCAGTTCCTGCCCCGAAAGTCCAAACTTGATTTTGGGTAGAATTGTTTGCATCTTGAATAATAACTCTTGTGCCTGATTGGATTAGAGCTAAAAAGACATCAATATCATTATTGTCTCTATCTAAATGTGATATGTTAATTTGGGTCGCAGATGCCTGGGTAGCGTTGTTCCAAATTATATTTGTGTTACC